TCCGCGCGATTAGTCGGTGGGGTGGGAGGGGGGAAATCGCGCGACCACTATTTAGGTACCATCCCGATCTACGACTGACTCTGAGTGCCGGGGTATAGATCGGAACTGGCACACTCATTAGGTGGTCTGAGGCCCGCGCCGACTGAGCGCTAGAGTGGATAGAGGGGTGTGGGGATGGAGCCTATAGCGGCACGGGGGAAATGAGGGTTTCTTCCCCGGGGAGTTGGTAACTCCCGGTTGTTAGCTTAACCGCACACTTTGGGCGGATTGCGATCAAGCTCTTCGAGGATATTGGGGAGGTCGATCAGCCAGCGGATTTCGCGTTCGAGGAGGAGATCATCGGCCTGCTGGCGAGTAGGGCGGCGGGTGCGCTGGGTAGCGCGGCAGGTCCGGCAATAGCGCTTATTGGCGTGGCGGTAGAGGTTCTTACCGCGAAGGGCGTGGCCAGACGGGCAGGTTTGCTTATGCATTGGCGGCTCGGATGATCTCGGCCACGCGACCAGAGAATGGGGAACGGATTCCTCCTTCTCGGGCATGGTCAACGAGGTCTTTCCAGACGTACTCGGGCCAGAGGTAGAGTCGGCGAGCCCTTCGTCGGAGTCCCTTTTTCCAAGGGTCAGACTTAACGGTCGGAGTAGGTGGAAGCCGAAGTCTTTGGACTTTGGGCGTACCAGTAGCCATGATGCGCAGCGCCCTCCCAGCAAGGGTGTCGGCCTGACGGGCCCAGCATACCCTGAAACGACATCCGCTGGGGGGCCTTAATTGATTCCTGCCGCGCGCAGTCGGCGCCGGATGTCCTGAAGCAGCGCCAGCAACGTGGCAAGGTTGACCCGATCCTCGTCGATGTAGTCGCAGATCGTGTTCACGGCGGTCTGCGTATCGCCCTTCGAGGCGGGGTCAACGAGGTCTTGGTTAATGACGGGCTTGGTGACGGCCATGCTCAGGGCTCCTTCTTGGACCAACGACCTTCGTTGAGGATGGCATCCGGGCCGAGGATGCGCAAAGCCTCTTTTGCGGCCTCGTGGCAGAAGTGGCAGTACGGGCGGCCAAGGACGCGCCCGACGATGCGATAGACCCGCAGCACCCTTCCGCACCCGGCGCAGGTAAAGACCCGCGTGGCGTCGGAGTAGGGCGGCTTAGGTGTCATGCGGCTGCTGGTTCAGCGCCTCGTGCAGCGAGCGCGCCGGTCGTGGCATCAGGCCCACCAGCGCCTCGCGGATGCTGGACACCCGCCGGGTCAGGACATCGTGGTCCCGTTCGTTGGTGGCCCTGCCAAGGGCCTGCGCGGTGTCGATCAGGCGGTCCACGAGTTCCAGCAGCGGCTCGCTCATCTCATTCCTCCGTAGGAAGACCAGTATAGTTTTGCATCCAGATCCACTCCCGCCCTTTTTGCTACGATCCGCCTGCCGCCCTGCCCTCGGAACAAGCATCCGCTGCCGGTTTCCTCCTCCACCTTCTTCGCCGACACGGAACACTCCGCCGGGGGTGGGGCGGCTTTGGAGTACGCGATGACTCGCTGGATTGCCCTGCTGTCGCTCGTGGCCTGTTCGGGCTGCGCCGGCTTCGCCAAGATGGTGGGCGCTACGACTCCCCAGGAGCTTGACCTTGCTGTCCAGCACTTCAACGCCGAGGTTGCGAAGGTGGGATCGGCCTTTGGCCCTGCTGGCAGCGGGGTCGCTGGCCTTATCACCCTGGCTTCCACGGTGGGGCTGCACCTCTACCGCAATGGGACGCGCAAGCGCGCTCTGGGAGCCCGCGCCAGTGGCTAACTGCGCCAACTATCCGCTCGGCCTCGTGCCGCTGAATGACCTCGGCACCGGCTCCTACAACCCTGCCGCTGGCTCGCCGCATCAGGGCGGGCTCTATGCCAACGGGTCGAACTACCGCCTGCTTGGCCACGAGCGACTGGGCCGCGAGGCGGCCATGCAGATCGAGCCGCTGGACCCGCTCGGCAACCCGGCGTCAAACGGGGTTGTCGGCTTCGTCGGCCTCGGCCACTCGATGGGCAAGAAGATCTTCGACCAGATGCTCTTGCAGATGAACAGCGACCCGGACAAGTGGCCGCTGATGAAGCCGGTGAACGCCTGCGTCGCTGGGCGTGATGCGATCGACCTCTCGTCGCTGACCAACGCCTACTGGACGACCGAGGTGCCGGCGGCTCTGGCCACGGCCAACATGACCGCGCAGCAGGTTCAGGTGGTCTGGATGATGTCGGGGGTTCAGTCGCCGCAGTATTCGTGGCCGACAAATGTGACCTGGCTGCGCGACCTGATGATTACCTGCGTTCAGAACGCCAAGACGTACTTCCCCAACCTCAAGCAGCTCTGGCTATCTGTCCCGCACTATGAGGGCTACAAGCTCTCCCCGCCTGCGACTGAGCCGTGGACGTATGAGAGCGGCTTCGCCGTCAAGGATCTCATCGAGATTCAGACGCAGGGCGACGACTCGCTCAACTTCCGCAACCCGAACAAGCCGATCCTAGCGCCGTGGGTGTCGTGGGGCGGCTACTTCTGGACGGATGGCGCGGTGCCACGTTCGACGGATGGCCTTGAACTGACCTGCCCCTCGGACATGCTCAACGACGGGGTGCATACCTCGGTGACGGGATCGGCCAAACTCGCGGCTTATCTGCTCGGTGCGATGAAGGCTGACGCTTGCTGCTATCCGTGGTACATGGGCATTTCGCTGCCAGACAACGAGTTACCGACTGCTCCGGGAATTACCGGGGCCTTGGGGCACTGACATGTCAGTCTCGCTTGGCGCTCTCGGTTCGATTGGTGGTGGAACGACCTCCTGCACCCCCGGATTTCCAGCGGTATCGGCTGGTGATCTTTTGGTGCTGATGGTTGGAAATAAATACCCAACTAATGGACCCTCGACTCCTGCCGGATGGACCTTGCTCGCCCAGGAGACGGGAGGCAATGGTTCAGCCGGAGCAGACTCGGGAACGGTCTACGTCACGCTGTTTACGAAGATTGCAGATGGAACGGAGAGCGGTACTCTGACCGTTAGTGTCCCAGCTGCAAACGCTTGCGGGGCAAGAATCTTCTCATTCACTAAGTCGAGCGGAGAAGCGTTCCAGCAGATTCGTTACGTCACGATGCAGCACAACACGCCGGGCTCAACGGTAGCCGCAACCTCAACGGCAAGGATGAACGTCAAGAACAAAGACTTTCTTTGGTCGTTTACTGTTTTCAATACGGACGCTTTTACCTACTCCAATCAGCAAATGACGATGCCGTTTATTACCACTAACGCCTTCTCGGAGCGTTGGGAAGGTAATAGTGCGTCTGGTGACGATCTTGCTTTTATCGTTTGCTCACAACGGGTGATTGGTGGTGATACAACTGGATTTATGAGCTACACGATCGACTCGTCTGGGGCGAATGCGGTTAGCCCTGCCGGAGCTTCGATCATTATTGGCCTTCGTTCTTCTGCGTCTTACACCAACGACAACTCCAGCCGACGCCGATACGTTGTCACGCGACTTAATAAAAAGTCCCCAAGGATGGAGAACATCCTTGAGGACTTGTACGAGCCGCGAAAGGGCAGGAGTTAGGATTGGAGCGCGGTAATCGCATCCTCAAGCCTGTTCATCAAAAGCTGATTTCCGTGGCGCAGGCGGAAGTCGTCGCGGAACGAGATGAGGATGTTGGCCAGCTCCGTGTTGCAGGTATCCAGCAACGTCGTGAGCGAGGCCAGCACCGTATTCATGTCAGTCTGCGAGCAGGGGTCACTTGCCGTGGTCGGAGCCGTCTGCACCGCCGGGGAAGCCTGCGCAGCCAGCGCCGTATTCATCGTCTCACGCTGCGCGATCAGGCCGGTCGAACGACGCACCCATTGGTGGAAGTTCTTGAACGCCCCGTAGATCCGCGCGTTAGCGACATCGACATAGCTCGACATCGTGGCCGCCGCCGCATTGGTCTGGGCCAGCGTAGCCGGATTGGCGACCACGGCCGGATCTGTATCCGCTGCCGTCCCAAGGATGGCGAGCTGCCGGTCAATCTCGTTCAGGATCTCAACCGATCCACCGACCAGCCTCTCGTGGTCACGCAGGACGTTGAGCGCCGTGATCGCGCGCGAGTAGTTCGTGGCGAGGAAGGCGTTGATGGAAGTCAGTGCCGTATTGGTATGGGTGGCCGAGGCAGGGTTGCTTGCCACGGTCGGGGCCGTGTAGGACATCGTTGATCTCCTTGGGGGTCTGGCTTACAGTTTAGCCAATGAAGAAGGAGACGATCCATCGCCCCCCATTCCGGGCTTGGCTTGCCGAGCGTCTTACCAAATACCTGACCAAGAAGTTGTTCGGCGAGGAGCGCGACCCCAAGACCGAGGAGGAGGAGGAGCTTTTCACCGACGAGCTTCAGGCGCTCTGGAAGCGTTGCTGGGCGCTGTTCTATACGCCCCACCCTAAGCAGTCGCTCTTTCATAAGAGCCGTAAGTCGCAGGTCCGTGGCTCGTTCGCCCGTAACCAGGGCGGCAAGACAACCATGTTCCTCATCGAGATCCTGTCGTGGGGGTTCGGCGAGGATCTATGGTCCGGGCAGCCGATCGAAAAGGTCGGCAAGACGCCGTGGCAGCCACGGATGCGTTTCTTCATCGGGGCGCAGGACTACTCCAACGCCCACGCCGAAACGATCCTTCCCAAGCTCAATGAGTTGCTGCCGCTGAAGGAACTTGGCGTCGAGTTCCAGAAGACCAGCGGCATCATCAACAAGCTCATCTTCCCCGAGCCCTACTCCTTCTCGATCAAGCTGCTCTCCTACGATCAGGCCGAGAGCAAGCAGGAGGGGCCGACATGGAACGGGGGCGGGTTTGACGAGCCTCCGCCTCGCGGCATGTACATCGCCTGCCGCCGTGGCTGCATGAAGCACGCGGCTCCCATCGTCTTCGTTGCCACCCCGCTCCGCGAGCCGTGGATGTACGACGACATCTACGCCCATAAGACCTCCGTTCACGTCGAGGTCGAGTCGGACCTGAAACTGCTGAAGTGGGACAGTAAGGCCATCATCAAGATCGGCCGCAACGACAACCCCTACATCTCCGAACAGCAGATGGCGGCTTTCGAGGAAGGGCTGGACGAGGAGGAGAAGCAGGCCCGTATCCACGGCGAGTTCCTGCACCTTCAGGGGCGCGTCTACAAGAACTTCGACCGCGCCACGATGATGCTGGACCGAGATAAGTTCTTCGTCGATCACCCAGACTGGCAGAGTTATCCGTCCTTCTGCGTCATGGACCCCCACGACCGGAAGCCGTTTGCCATTGCGTGGGGGGTGCTGACTCCGCGCGACGAGATCGTGTTCATCGAGGAATGGCCGCCCTTCGACTTTGCCAAGCAGAAGACGTGGCGCTGGTCGATCGAAGAGTACGCCCAGATGATTCGCGAGCGCGAGCGCCAGATTTGGACGGAGCGCGGAAGCGACGCCGTGACCTGGCGGATCATGGACCCGAACTTCGGCCGCACCCAGAAGGCGGGTGGTGGCCTGACCGTCGAGGAGACGTTTGCCGACCTCGGCCTGTTCTTCGACACCTCCGTGGACGACGACATCGAGTCGGGCCACATGGCGGTCAAGAGCGACCTCTTCAACAAGCGCATCTTCTGGCTGAGTAACTGCGGCAACTCGGCGAAGGCGATGGAGAACTACACCTGGGACGACTACCGGGGGCAGGGTGATCGCGCCCCCAAGGAGCGGCCCAAAGATAAGTTCAAGGACTTCGCCGACCTCGTGCGCTATGTTTCCAAGAGCGACCTGCATTACGACGCCGGTGGTGGAACCGGCCAAAGTAACCCGTGGCTGCGACGGTAGGAGGAACCGTGACCGACTGGCCTATTCGGTCGTTGCACCAGATCGAACTAACCTCGCATTGCAACCTGCGTTGCGTCTATTGCCCTTCTCCCACACTTGGCCGGGAGAAGAAGCACATGGACCGCGCCGACTTCCTACGCTCGCTGGAGTGGGTCAAGCACTTCGTTAACGAAGGCACGCAAGGCGAACTGAACCTTGCCGGTATCGGGGAAAGCACACTGCATCCCAACTTCGTGGAGTTCGTGGAGCTGGCGCGTGAGGCGCTTGGTTGGGATCAGCGGGTCTGCTTTGCAACGAACGGTCTGCTGATGACGCCAGAACTGGCGCGGCAGCTCAAGCCGTACAAGCCGACGATCTGGGTGTCGATGCATCGGCCGGAGAAGGCCAAGCTGGCGATCGACGCGCTGCGCGAGGAAGACATGCTTTCCGCCGCGACCTGCGACCCGGCCATCAAGGCGGTGGACTGGGCCGGGCAGGTCAAGTGGGGGTTCACCTCTCCTAACTTTGGGATTCCGTGCGAGTGGAAAGAAGAGGCAATGGCGTTCGTAATGGCTGATGGAAGGATGTCATCCTGCGCATTTGACTCCTCCGGGATTGGCGTCATTGGGCATGTCCGCGATGAGATCGGGTCGGTTTGCTGGAAGCCCTACGAGCTTTGCAAGACCTGTCATCAGGACTGCGGCGTTCCCGGTTATCGCGATCGCGTGGAGGGGAAGCGCCAATGACAAAGACTTGGGATGAATACGTCCTTGAGTTTAGAAAGCCGGATCTGACCAAGGTTCCGTTGATTGAGACGGATGAATACCGGGAGAATGGCGATGCCATGATCGTCCCGGGGCTCTACGGAAACTACGAGTTTCAGAACGCGCTGGCCTGCCGATTCGGCGGGAAGATGCTGAACGCCGCCTGCGCAGACGATCCGGCCAAACTTGGCCTGCTTGGCGCGATCAACATGGACTACCACAAACTTGACGTGGGTAGTTCTAAGGATTTCCGCAAGGTCGCCAACTACGTTCAGGGCTCGGTCTTTGACAACAAGTTTGCGGACGAGTCTTTTGACACGGTGATCCTCGGCGAGTTCCTTGAGCATTGCCGGATGGATCGTGCGGTGGAGGCGATCCTTGAGTGCCGCCGCGTGCTGAAGCCGGGAGGGCATCTCGTGATGACTTTTCCGCTGGACGGCCGCACCCGAGACGAGCAGCGGCGTGGCAATGAGTGGCCGATGGAATACTGCCCCGGCGTGACCTGCCATCATCAGACGTGGTGGGGCGAACAGGGCGTGATTACTTTGCGGAACAAAGTAAGGATGGTAGAAGTCATGCGTGCGGCGCTGTTCTACATGCTTACTTCTCCGATCGGGGGTTGGGGCCTTGTTTGGCGTAAGCCCTAGCGTTACAAGCACCTAAGAAGGTCAGGGAACTAACCCTTGAAGATCGCCCCCGACGACCGCTACGAGCCTGAGATCGCGCCCGACTCATCCCGGGTGCAGGAGTTCCTGTCCTACACGGGCAAGAAGATCCGGCAGGACTTTGGCGATCGTCAGTCGTGGGCGCAGGCGCGCGAGCATTTCAACGGCCGGCGCTACTGCACGGAATGGCGGAACCCGACGACGCCGTGGGAGGGGTCGAGCAACATCGTCCTCCCGGTCATCGACAAGAAGATCGACGAGCTAAAGCCGCAGTACATCAACATGATCCTGTCGCCGCGTCCCCCGGTGACGGCGTTCGCGGTGATGCCGGAGTACCAGAAGAAGGTCCGCAACGTCGAGCTGCTGTTCGACTGGCTGGTGCATTACGGCAGCCCACGCTTCTCCGAGGAGGTCGTTCTTGCTACGGACGACTGCCTGGAGATGGGACGGGGGATCTTCAAGTCCTACTGGCACTACGAGACGCGGCAGACGCCGAGCGTCCTGACGGCCGACCGACTGCCCAAGGAACTGCGCCCGCTGATCGTCGTGGACCGTGGTGCGGATTACGCAGATAAGATCCACGCGATTGCCGGGATGCGCCCAGGGGTGCAGCAGGGCGCGGTCGTCCTGACCCGCAAAGACTTTGACCAGATGCGGGAGATGATCTCGCTGGTCGTCCAGAAGGCGTTCGACCTCGACCCGGATGAACCGCGCGACTCCAAGGCGCTGAACGATGTCCTGAACTGGTTCCGCTCCGGGGCGAAGGGCGAACTTCGCTTCGAGTCGCGGGACATCATCTCCAGCGTCCCGGCGATCAAGTCCATCAGCCCGATCGACTTCATCGTGCCCCGTAACGCGACCGACAACATCGAGGATCACGAGCGCATCTGCGAGGTGATGTACTTCACCAAGTCGCAGATCAAGCAGCTCGCGATCGACAAGAAGCTGAACAAATCGGCCGTGGACGAGCTTCTTAGCCGGCGCCGCAAGGGCGCCGCCGGGGTCGAGGATGCGAAGGGCAGCAAGGTCAACATCCAGCGGATGTTGATGGATCAGGAGCAGTCCAGTCGGGAAGGGCTGGCGCAGCCCACCAGCGACGACCTGTTCGAGATTTGGAAGGTGTCCACCCGCTACTCGCCGACTGAGGGCGGTGCTGAGAAGAAGATCACGGCCATCATCCCGGCTGACTGCCCGGACCTGCCACTCAAGATCAAGGCGCACTCCCGTCCAAGCGGGAAGTGGGGCTACCACACCTTCACTTTCGAGTCGAATAAGCGGCGCTGGTACAGCCCGCGCGGCGTACCCGAGATCCTTGACGACCTCGAAGCCGAGATGACGGCCACCGAGCGCGCCAAGATCAACCGCATGGCGATCGTGAACTGCCCGTCGATGAAGTTCCGCCCAGGGCGTCACATCAACCCGGCGACGTGGAAGTTCTTCCCCGGCGTCATGTTCCCGACCAACGACCCGGTGGGCGACGTGGTGCCGCTGGAGTTCACCCCGCTCGACGTGAGCTTTGACAACCACATCCAGACGCTCGGCGTCTGGGCCGAGCAGCGCCTCGGTAGCGCGGACTACACCTTGTCCAATCAGGGTTCGTTGTCCGAACCACGGACTAAGTACGAAATTCAGTCGATCCAGAGTCAGGCGCGGCAGTCCCTGTCCATGCGCGGGTTGTTCTGTAAGCGCGCGTTCGACGAGATGTACGGCGAATGGTTCGACCTCTGGCACGAGCATGGACCGGAGGAGGTCTACGTCAAGGTCACGGGCGGGGATGACCCGATCCGGTTGACCAAGCAGGATCTTCAGGGCCGGTTCTTGATCCAGTGCAGCGGGACGATCGGCTCGTCGGACCCGGTGTTCGAGGCGCAGAAGGCGCAGAACCGGATCATCATGCTGGCGCAGCTCGCGCCGATGGTCGAGCCCAAGTACAGCATCGACCTCGGCGAAGTGGTGATGGACTGGCTGGAGAAGGACGACATGCGCCTGATGAAGCGCGTCGTCATTGAGCGTACACCCGAAGAGATCGCGGCAATCCAGCAACAGCAGCAGCAGCAGGCGGCGCAGGAGCAGATGGCGCAGTTTGCACTGGCGCAGGCCGGGCAGAAGCCGCCGTCGAATCCGGTAGGCCGCCCGCCTTCCAAGCCGCCCGCCACGCCCAAAATCCCGCAGATGGCGTCGTCTAACGGTGGTGGTGGTTGATGGAACTAACGGAACCGCAGCGACAGGTTTTGCGGTATAGCGAGCATTTCCGTTCGCTGTTGGAACATCCCGGGTTTAAGTTACTCGTCGAGGAGGCCAAGAAGGCCGTCTGCTCCCAGTGGACGGGCTTATTGACCGTCTCACCGGATGACCTGAAGCACGTTCAGGGGTTCATTGAAGGGGCGAACTTCGTCTTGGAGTACGCCGATGTCCAGGTTGTTCAGGCCGAGGCTATCCGACACCGAGAAGAGGAAAATCGAGCATCTGCTATCCAAACTGTCCTCCAGTCCCAAGCCGCCCTCCGGGCGCGAACTCGGCGCGGCATGGTCCCGGGGGCTGACCTCGGTTCCTGATCCTTGGGATAGAGTGGATCGCGACCTCGGGCCGAGTACCGACTTTCGAACCGCATGGAGATAAGCATGGCAATCAAGCGCAGCGCGGATGGCACGCAGCCTCCGTATCTGACCAACACGAACCAGCGCAAGAAGGCGGCGGCGACGCCTTATCCTTCGGCGTGGTCGGCCGGGATGGCGAGCCAGTCGGCGTGCAAGGACTGGATGCCGAAGGGTCCGACGTACAACACGGCTAACTTCAAGCGCCACTCCGGCGACAACTGCTAAGGAGCAGAGCATGGCAATCAAGGGCGCGGGTGGCTCGATGAAGGGCATGGGGCGCACGGCTCACACGCTGGGCAACCCCAATCCCAACGGTGGCGAGACGGTGATGGAGACGTTCCCGCCGCGCACGAATCGCCGGCAGGGCCGTCCCGAACTGACCAATCTGCGCGATGAGCGCGGCATGTCCAGCGGTGCGCGAGAGCGCAACTCGGTCATTGCCGGAACGTAACCAAGGAGTCTGAGATGACGATTGCCACGCCTACCGGCGTTGGTGGGCCTGCGGCGCCCGGCAGCAATGCCAAGCCGCTTCCTGGGGCTGCGGCACCCGCCAGCAATGGCACGCCCGCGGGGAACCCTTCCATCCCGCCCTCCGAGGCTGCGTTGGTCGCGGAGAAGGCAAAGGCAGAGCATTGGCGAAACAAGTACGAGCGGGACATTTCGTCCCTCAAGGAAACGGTCGCCGAGCTGAAGGGGCTGGCTCAGGGGTTCCAGACGCGGGAGCAGCCCAAGCCTGCACCGCGGACCATTGAGGACTTCGACGACTCCGCGATCGACGAGATCGTGAAGAAGGGCGTCGCAGAGCAGAACCCCGGTTTCGTGTCAGAGGCCATGCGCGAGATTGCTCGGCGTCAGGCCGACAAGGCTCGGGAAGAGGCCACGCGCGAGTCGCGTGCTTCTTATGAACAGGCGATGGAGCGGCAGCGGGTGAACGCCCGCATCGCGAGCGAGTTCGGGGCGGAAGCGGTTCTCGACGAGAACAGCGACCTCCGGCAGCGCGCGGACGCCTACCTCTCCAACTTCATGCGCAAGGACAAGGACGCGATCGTCAAGAATCCCGAACTGGTCTACGCCTGCTTTGCGGCGGCGGCCCGGGAGCTTGAGGCCAGTGACCGCACGGAACTTCAGCGTCTCCGTCAGGAGGCGGCCGAGCGTGCGGCCCGCGAGGAAATGGAACTCAAGGCCCAGCACATCCAGACGACGGCGCGCGACGACGTGCGTGAGCTGCTTGCTCAGGGTACGAAGGAGTCGAAGCGACTCGCCCTGCGTAAGCGGCTCCCGTTCCTCGACGCGCCCCCGCCCCGGGTGCTGTGATCGAGGATTGATTCATGGCTCACGGTACTAGCCCGACGGGCAATATCGGCGTTCACTACGGCGATACGTCCGTCAAGCTCGACGTTTCGGACTTCATCTTCCAGGAGACGCCGGAGGACACCCCGTTCTTCGAGCTGTGTGGTAACAACGGCGCAGAGGCGATTGCCGGTTACCACAACTGGCAGATCCGCGATCTCGTGACTCGTCAGGACAACGCGAGCGTGGAAGGCTTCACCTACGCCTTCAGCGCGGTGCGCCTGCCGAGCCGCATCGGCAACGTCCTTCAGATCCTCTCGTCGGACATTCGCATCTCGAACTCCAGCCAGGCGATGAACCGCTATGGCATCCCGAACATGCGGGCGGATCAGGTCGAGACGAAGCTGGCCGAGCTGAAGACGGACATTGAGATCGCGCTGCTCAAGGGAACGGCGAACACCGGCGCGTCGGGTGTCGCGCGTCGTATGCTCGGCATCATCCCGATGATTACGACGAACGTGACGGCCGGCGGTGGCTACACCAACGGTACGGCTGCGACGTTCTCGGAGAGCATCTTCAACGGGATGCTGGAAGTCGGCTGGAATCGTGGCGCGGCACTGCGTGACGTTCTCGTGGATGGCCGCATGAAGCGCGTCATCTCGAACTTCACCGGCAACGCAACGCGCATCCTGAACGCCGATGCCGGGCGCCTCGTTGGCGCGATCGACCAGATCGACTCCGAGTTTGGGCCGGTGTCGCTGCATCTCTGCCGCGATATCCCCACGGTCAACACGGGAGCGTCGCTCGGTCGCGCGGTTCTGGCGATCGACAAGACGCACCTGAACAAGTCGTGGCTGCGGCCGATCACGGTCCAGAAGGCGGCGGCGGTTGCCGACTCCGAGGACTACGTTGCGGTGACGGAGCTGACGCTGGAGTACGGGCATCCGTGCGCCCACTCGCTGTACTTCAACTTCGCCTCGCCGCTCTGATCTGATTGAGGTGGCATGATCGTCTCAGGACGAAACGTGTCGGTGTCGGCGGCGGCCAATGAAGGCCGCCGCCGCACCTTAGAGGCCCAGGTGACGGACACCATCAAGCGATGGGCCGTCGCCTTCCCGAATCAGGTGGCTGGCATCAAGCGCCAGACGCAGTTCCTGCGAGAAACGTCGTGGAATGGGCGAGGTGGCAGCCGCAATGGTCACATCGCGTTGCAGGGACAGATCCCCACGACGCTCTACAAGATGATGGCGGCAGAGTACGGCCGCAGTTGGCTGGATGACTGGAATCTCAAGCGGACGTTCTGGAGCTTGTTCAAGGTCGGTGTCGTGGCCAAGAACTCTTTGATGGGAGATCGCTGGTGAGCGAAGAAGAGGGTGGACTGATGCCGGAAGTGCGCAAGGCCAAGTGGTCGCTTGCGATGATCGTGCGGGACTGCGCGGCGAATCTGGACAAGTGTCTGAAGTCCATCGCGGCCTATCCCGATGAGGTGGTGATCGTCAACACCGGCATCGACGAGAACGAGCCGGGCTTCAAGGAAACCAACCACGTCGCGGAGTCTTACGGCGCCAAGGTCTACCACTTCCCGTGGTGCGAGGACTTTGCGGCTGCTCGTAACTTCGCGTTCTCCAAGTGCAGCCACGATGTCGTCATGTGGCTCGACTCCGACGACACGGTGGAGAGCCCGCAGAGCTTTTCTCAGTGCATCCGTCAGGCGTTCGGTACGGGCGAGATCGAGTGCCTGTACGCCGAGTACCTGTACGACTTCGACGAGAAGGGCAAGTGTACGACCATCCTGACTCGTGAGCGGGTGGTCGATCGCCGGGCTTACGAGTGGCGTGCCCCGATCCACGAGCTTCTTTGCGAGAAGTACCACACGCGCGGAAGCAAGATCCCGCCCAATCTTGGCCGGATCATTCACCACCACAAGCGCGACGACGCCGGGCAGAAAAAGAGCCTTGAGCGCAACCTGCGCGTGATTGAGCACCACTACCTGCCGGTGGAGCAGGGTGGCCTTGGCGAGTTCTGCCAGGAGCGGATGCTGTTCTACTGGGCCAATACGCTGCTTGGCCTTGGGCGGGTGGACGAGGCACTGATTAAGTACCTTGAGTACGTTCCGCGCTCCGGCTCGCAGGCTGAGATTCAGCAGGCGCTTGGCAACGCTTCCGAGTGCGCGCGCATCCTGAAGAAGTACCCCGAGGCCAAGGCGCTGGCGCAGCAGGCGATTGACCGCAACCCCGAGGCGCCGAGCCCTTACTTCTTCCTTGCGCAGGCGCACAACGCCGCTGGCAATACTCGGCTCGTGGAGCATTACGCGCTGCTCTGCCTTGAGCGAGCCAACCAGTTTCAGCAGGAGATGGTGAGCAACCCGAAGGCGATCTTCGGCGGTTCGGCTCTGCTGGCGGCGATGGCCAAGTACAAGCTCGGCAAGACGGGCGAGGTCGAGCCGCTGCTCCAGGTGGCCGAGAAGTATTACGGCAGCGATGACAAGACGATCGTGGAGATGCGGGCGAACATCGCGGACTGGAATCGCCAGAACTACCTGCTCAGTGCCTACGAGACGATGAAGCGGGAGGTCGAGAAGAACGTCGGCATCGACGGCGTGCGCCAGCTTGCGAAGCTCGCCCCGGACGAGATCAAGGTGCATCCGAGCGTGGCGGCGTTCCTGCCCAAGAATCGCCCGACTGGCAAGCGGTCCATCGCGTTCTACTGCGGTGGCGGGATGCCAGGTAAGTGGGGGCCGGAGCTTCTTAAGACCGGGATTGGCGGCAGCGAGGAGGCGGTCTGCTACCTCTCTGAGCAGTTCGTCAAGGCGGGCTGGCACGTCGAGGTCTACGCCCCGTGCAACCGGCAGACGTGGGAAGGCGTCGAGTGGTACCCGCTGGAGCAGTATTCCGGCAGCGAGGATGAGGCGACGCTGGACGTGCTGGTGGTTTGGCGCGCGGCGTGGAACATCATCACGATGGGTTCCAAGGCGCGGCGCTCGTACCTCTGGCTCCACGACATGCCAAACCGCCATGCGTGGATGCATGGGATCTGGGACGCCTACGACGGCATCTTCGTGCTGTCCGAGTTCCACAAGGGCACCTACGACTTCGTGCCCAACGAGAAGAAGATTGTCTCGGCGAACGGCCTGCCGACCGAGCGGCTGGTCCCGCTGGATCAGCTTGCCAACGAGCCGACGCGGATGGTCTACGCTTCGGACCCGCTCCGTGGGCTGGAGACGGTGCTGCATTGGTGGCCGGAGATCCGCAAGGAGATCCCCAACGCCGAGCTGGATGTCTATTACGGATTCCACCCGACGCTGATGGAGCAGGCGCGCGGTAAGGACCCGTACTCGCGCACGGTCGCCAAGAAGGTGCAGCAGATCGACGAGATGCGCCGGCAGCCGGGCGTCAACTGGCATGGCTTCGTTGGCCATGACGTGCTGCACGCCGGCTTTGCCAAGGCTGGCCTCTGGCTCTATCCGACCGATTTCCCCGAGATTAGCTGCATCACCGCGATGAAGATGCAGGCGCATGGCGTGGTGCCGGTGACGGTGGACGACTTCGCCCTGAGCGAGACGGTGACGCACGGCGTCAAGGTCAAGGGCAAGATGGACGACCCGTCGATTCAGGCGGCGTGGTTCAGCGAGGTCGTGCGGCTGGCCAAGAACCCGCCAACGAAGGAGGAGCGGCTGGCGATGGCGACAGCGGCCCGCGAGAAGTTCTCGTGGAAGACCGTGGCCGATCAGTGGGTCAGCCTGTTCGAGTCGGACCTGAAGAAGAACAAGAAGAATCGGGTATACGTCCCTAACAAGATGGATCAGATCCGAGTCTAAGAGGCCACCATGCTTGAGTACGCCACTCTAGGGCAGATGGCCGAACAGGTCGGCCGCCAGATCCAAGACTCGTCGTCCTCCAAGATGACGGCGATCAAGGAGTGGCTGAACACGCACTACGCGCAGCAGGCGCGCGGGCATCGTTGGACGGAGTTGCTGCGGATCTCGGAGGAGCGGTTCAACGTCTCGGCCGGGCAGAAGTACCTCTATCTGCCGAAGGAGGTTGAGCAGGTCTACATGATCTTCCCGCAGAACGGGATGCCCCCGCTGATCGGGATGAACCTCGCGCAGATGATCGAGCAGAACTCGACGGTCTACGCGACGAGCGGCATCACGCTCAACTTCGCCGAGGCTGGCGACGTGGGCTACCGGACGGACTTCTACACGGCTGGGGAAGCGCTGACGATCACGCACTCGGGTAGCGGCACGATTGAGGCGGTGGTGCGTGGCAGCGTCGGCGGCGGCGAGGGACTGGTGGCCGGAACGGAGATCACGGAGGTTGTCTCCGTGCTTCAGACGACCGGCGGCACCACGACGAACACCTTCACCGACCTTGGCGCCGTCTCGGTGCAGGATCTGGCTGATAACGACGTGGTGACGGTGACGGGCGTGACTTCCGGCAACGTCTACGCCACGATCTCTGCGGGAGAGCGAGTTGCGCGCTACAAGCGCATCCGACTTATGCAGCCTCCTAACGCGCTGGCGGCAGTCACGCTGGTATGGAAGAAGCGCGTCGCTCGGCTGAGGGAAGATAACCAGGCGGTTGAGATCCCGGTCGGGCAGGTGCTGATTGACCTGTGCGTGGCGTCGATGCTCTCGACGCAGCGTGAGTATGGTGGGGCGCAGCTTCACTACCAGCGCGGCATGGCCGAGGCTGCGGAGTTGCGGAACGCGGAAGAGGTGGGCTCGCCGGCAGTTCAACAGGCCATCCCCGGGATGAGCCTGCGGCGTGGGTGGAACAGCGGCGGGGGCTACTAAATGCCCGTTGAGCCGAACCTTCCGGCTCCTTCGAATCCCATCCTCTCCAAGCGCCGCAGCGCGTCAGGCGGCGTGAACACCTTTTCGTCGCCGCTGGACATCAACGACGATCAGGTGGTGGACTTCACGAACGGCATCGCCTCGGTGCCGGGGCTTCAGGAGGTGCGGCCAGGGACGGCGGTGGTGGCGAGCGGCATCACCCACGGGCCGATCCTCGCGCTGTCTGAGTTCACGCCGTCGAGCTTCAGCACCGAGTTGATCGCGGTGACGCCGGGGGCGACCTACCCCAACGCCGCACATCTTAAGGCGTGGAAGTGGGCGGGGACCGGCAACTGGACGCTGATCGGCACGCTGTCGGGGTTTACGGCGCCGACGCTGCCCATCGACATCGTGACCGGGCTGGACTTCAACGCGCCTGGCGGGCCGGCGATTGCCCGCTTCGTGACGCAGCAGACGCTGCCCTATCACTACTTCTACGGTGGCGGCGGCATCACAACCTGCTCGGGCCTGGCGTCGGTCCCGTTCTCCGGCCCCTTCTTCCCGATGGGCACGGCGCTCAACCGGGCGTTCGGGGCAGGGCTGAACGCCACCGCGCGCGGCCTGCTCTGCTACTCGGACGTGGCTTCGTTCACCGTCACCGGCTGGCATGGCACGAACCAGTCGATCAAGATGGGCGGCGGGACCAAGCAGGAGATCATCGCCCTCAAGGAGTTCCGGCAGGGCACGATCATCTGCTTCATGCAGGACCGCACCGAGGCGCTTCAGCTTGATGGCGACCCGATCTCAGTAACGCCGGGAGCGGTTGCAGCGGGTTCGTGGAGCAGGAAGACCATCGACACAACGATCGGCTGCGGCTCGCGGCGCACGGTGCAGACGGTCGGTAAGGATCTGTTCTTCGTTGACCAGCACGGCAACGTCCGCTCGCTGGAACGGACGATCACCGACAACGACCAGGGCACCAAGAGCCTGCCCATCTCGGCCAACATCCAGAGCTGGATCGACCGGATCAACGCGCAGTATCTGGAGACGGCGCAGGCGGCGTCGTACAGCCGCTATTACCTTGTCTCGCTTCCGATCGACTCGGCGGTGACGCCCAGCCATACGTTCGTCTACGACATCATCAACGCGGCGTGGTACGGCCCGTGGATCGGAACGTGGTCGCAGGTCGGCTCGCTGGCCGTAGCCACGCTCAACGGCGCCAGCAACGCGGCAGACCAGAGCCCGACCGTCTACATCGGCGGGGCGTCCACCGGGAACGGGATGGTTTACCGGACCTTCTACGGGACGACGGACGACACGGCACCGATCATCTACAGCGAGACGACGAAGCGGGAGAGCTTCGGGACGCTGGACGCCAAGAAGAAGCCGCTGCGCCACCGCTCTTACGCTTTCCCCTCGGCTGGCGCGACGGCGATGGTGGAGGCGCGCAAGGACGGCGGTGACTGGAAGACGCTTGGCTACGTTGATCTGAGCGGTGCGTCCCCGCAGCTTCCACTCACTGGCCCGATCGACTTCGGCAACGGCGGCATCGTCGAGTTCGTGGCGTCGCTGGAGTCCAACTTTGAGCTGGCCCGCGACCTTCAGGTGCGAAAGACCGTGACGGCTTCGCAGGCGGTTCAGTTCCTTGGCGACACGATGCAAGTGCTGCTGCGGAACATCGACTGGGAGGTGACGAGCTGATGGCTCTCACCATCTATCGCGGCTACACGCTGACGGACGGGGTGGCCGGCAACTACAACTACACGACGCTTAACGCGCTCGTGGCCAGCGCCACCGTCACGTCGATTCCCATGTCGGCGTTCGCGACGGGCAGCCATGTCGTGCAGGTTTCGTCCACGGCGCCCGGCTCGGATCAGGGCGATGGCTCGCTCTGGTGGGACTCGACGCTTGGAGTGCTGCGGACGAAGAACGGCAACGTCCGATGGGACTGCGCCTATCGCGGCCCCGGGATGCAGAACACGACGGGAAGTACGCTGCCAAAGGGGATGCTCGTCGTCCCGAACGGGGCAGGAACAATCGCGGCGTGCGCGACCGGGATGTGGACGGACGCAATCGGCGTCCTGACTGCCACGCTGGTTAACAACGCCTCGGGTCTGGTGCAGGCAAAGGGCATCTGCAACGGGCTGGTGATCGGCCCGGCGACGGTGGGGGACGTGCTGATCTCCGCAGGACATGCGGTGTTTGCGTTCGGGGACGGCTACATGCGGTCGATCGGCGCCACGGGTGCGACGACTGCCACGCTTGGCGTCCCGGTCGGGATGTGCTTCTCGCAGATCGCCAGCGGCACGACCGGCCTCGCCACTTGCATGATGTGGAGGTGAGGGATGGCCAAGCTCACCCCCGGCCTGTCACTGGCGCAGAACGAGTACCTGACGATCGCCAAGCTCTACGCCTTGATCGACACGACGATCGCGGCGGCGGATGGCCTTCCTGGGTTGCCCACGCTCTACGACGTGGTGATGGCGGATCTGGACACGGTGCGGGCGATTCATGTCGCCACCTCGCCGTCGTCGCCGGCAACGAACGATCTGATGGTCGGGACGGATGGCTACCTCGACCGCTGGAACGGCTCGGCGTGGGTGGACGTGGGGAACGACCCGCTCTATCTCATCAACTCGTCGGCCTTCACGCTGGTCACTGGAACGCCGCTGGTGGCCGACGAGACTTCCGCGACCAAGTGCAAGCTCTGGGACGGGGTCGGTGCCTGCTATCGCCCGCTTGGGGTGAGCGCGGGTGTCTGCGCGCAGAACGCCACGGCGACGGTGATTACAGATGGTTTTGCGCTAATCCGCGTTCCGTTCCCAACCGCGAAGGATTCCCACGTTCGTATCGCTGCCCATGGCGCTACGGCGTTATCAACCGCCGCACTCTCGGACAGCAGCATCCTTGCCATCGTAGTTCAGACTGACAACGCCAACCCGCTCTCCGGGGTGGCGCTGGCAAAGCTGGTGCATTGAGATGGCGGATATCACCAAGGGTGTCACCTTCGCCAACACGGTCACGGCCGGCGGCGTGCATACGATGGTGGAGAGCGCCACCATCGCGAACATTGATCGCGCCTCGATGCGCTCTACCGAGATCGTGTTGGCGTCTCGCTCGTCCTCGGCACCGAGCAGCCCGGCTGCACGCGAGGTCTGGCAGACGCAGTACGGTGGGGGCCTGCTGTCTTATGACTCGACCAATAGCCGCTTCACTCCGGCCATACCGAGGGTCGTGCGCTTTCATGCTGATCCTACCGGCGGGACGATCACGGCCGGGCAGGCGGTCATGTCGTCGGGTCACATCAGCGCCACCCTCGACACGCCCTATTTCGTCGTGGCAAGCGGCGCTGGCACTGCGAAGGTGGCGGGAATCGCGCTTAGTAACGTTGCTGCTGGAAGCGATGGCTACATGGTGGTTGGCGGGCCTGCTTACGCCGCCTGCACCGGGACCGTTGCCGCCGGACAGGCCATGAAGTTGTCGTCCACGGATGGCACGCTTCAGTCCGTGGCGATGGGTGCCGGGGCGGGGTGGGAGTTCATTGGAACGGCGCTGGGTAGCGATTCGGGAGGCTTTGTATGGCTGAATCTGAGGCGGTGACGAGCAGCGAGCGCGAGGAAGAGGCAAAGGCCAAGCGGCAGCGCGAGGCCGAAGCGGCGCTGTCGGTGGTGGCCGAGCAGGTCGTGGAGGAGGCGGTCAAGCCCATTCCCGCTAGCCAACCACTGACCACGAAGCCGACCTACAAGTGGTCGCACAACATCCTCGACCTGCTCCACCTCTACGAGTTCGGTAGGGGGCAGTTGACGCCCAGACACCATGCCCGCTGGAAGGAGACGTTTGCGCTCGGCGTGTCGGCGGGCGGCATCTACTCCGGGGAGGAGGATGGCGTCACGAAACTGCTGGCGGTCTTCTGGCGCACGCACAACCCGGTAGTGGATCTGAACGTCAACGTGCCGGAGCCGGCGCTGGACGGCAACTACGTCTACGTTTGCTGGATCTGGAACGACCTGGGGGAGGAGGCGCTGTACGCCTTCCGCGACCACCTCTCTCGCACGCAGTTGGGGGCGCGGTTTGTGGCGCATCACGACCAGCGCCAGCGGGTGAGCGGCAAGGCTCGCAGCGGAGCGGAGAAGGCGCGCGGGAATGGTAACCTGATCGTCCACCCGCTTCCGGGGCCTGACCTTGAGGCCGTCGAGAAGTTGCTGGCGGAAAGGAACGGACATGGGCGGTAAGGCCAAGCGAGTTGGGCTTGCGGGTGTAACTGGCGGCGGAAGTGAGGTTTGGCGTGGTTTAAAAAACGCCAAGTTTTCTCACAGCCCAACAAATAGGGCCGGCACGCCCGAGAACCGGATCAACGCCGGCTTTAATAACGCCGAGCTGTACCTGCTGCCCTACGACCAGCTTGTGAGCATGGGGCGGATTGCGCCGGGTACGAATCCGAACGGATTGCAGGGTGGCGAGAGCCGGTTCAGCCGGATCGTCAGCGGGTACGAGAACTCGCTGGCGGCGGCCGATCCGATCTTTCAGCAGTACCGGGATGCCACGCGGCAGGGGCTGGAAGGCATCCAGAACGGCGGCATCCCCGATGACCTGCGCCGGACCATCACCGAGGGTTTGCGCTCGTCTCAGGCCAGCCGTGGCATTCTGGACAGCCCTACGGCGGCGGTCGAGGAGGTCGTGCGTCTGATGGGTGGGTCGGAGGCGGTGCGCAGCCAGCGCCTTGCGGCGGCGAGCGACTACTTCCGTCAGGTGACGGGCGGGGCGGCGGCGAGCTTCCTGCCGGATCTCTCGACGTACCTTGGGACGGAGAGCAACAGCAACGCCTTCAACCTCCAGCGCGGGATGGCGGGCCAGCAGCAGTTTCAGTGGGGCGTCAATCAGGGCATCAACGTCGGCAGCGACATTATCGGGGCGATTGCGGCCGGGTCGATGGGTGGTGGCGGGATGGGAACGGCCGGCGCAGCGCCACCGGCCCCAGGCCGTACTCCGTACCCGAGCTATTTCGGGGGTAGCTGAACATGGGTGCCATCACCGAAGGCGTCGTGGCCGGGCTTCAGCTTCGCCAGCGCAAGCAGGAGTTCGCGGCGACACAGAAGCAGCAGGCCGACCAGTTCGCCAATCAGTTGGCGATGCGGCAGCGCGAACTGGACGCCGAAGAGGGCAACCGCTCGTTGCAGTTGTTCAACAGCCTCAACGTGATGCGCGATCGGATTGCGAGCGACCTCCCGACCTATACGCAGAAGCTGTCCGAGGTCGATCAGCAGATCACCCCGCTCATGGCGCAGTTGGACTCGCTGTCCACGCTGGCGCCCGACCGGACGGCTGGCTTGCGCAATCAACTTGAGACGCTTCATGCCACGCGCAACGCCTATGCGCAGGCGGCGTCGGAGGCACAGGTTCAGAAGCAGTCGATCGACAAGGCGCTACTCGGCCTGTCGATGCGGATGGGCGGCACGGCGCAGCAGCAGCCGAGCGTGGATCAGCCGACTTCGGCGCCGGCTCAGTCCGCTCCTGCAACCACCTCAGAGCCTGCGGCAACTACGTCCGCTGCTGATGGTGGTGCGGCCACGGCCGCTCCGGCTCCCACGGCCATGCCCGGCGCGGACGATCTTGGCATCCATGCCCAGATCCTCAAGAAGCGGATGGGCGTTGAGCCTCAGATCGGCGGCAACGGGATCACCTTCACCGCGAACTACCCTGGCGAAGCCGAAATCCTTCAGAAGAAGGCCGACGACTACGCCAAGTTGCTTGGCCCGAGCGCGCCGGTAATCACGGTGGTCGATCGTTGGGAGATGGGGCTGAAGAACGCTCCCGCTCGAATGGAGGCGCAGCAGCACATTTACGCTTCAGCGGTGGGCGACGTGGCCGAGATCAAGGCCCTTATCAACAAGCCGGATAGCGACGAGTTGATCCGCGATGCGGCTAATGCTTCGACCGGGGCGCGGGCCGAAAAGCTGGCGGCAACTCTGAACATGAAGAAGGAGGATCGGCTTCGCGTATTTAAAGAGATTTTGACTGAGGTGCAGGACAATGAGGCAAACGTCAAGGCCGAACTCGCCCGCGCCAAGGCGTTGGCCGACGAGTATTACAACCTGATGGGCGTGAACCAGGCGCTCGGAGTAAAGCCGCCTCCCACGCAGACGACTGAAAATCCTCGCATGGCGGCACTCAAGCGTTGGGTGGCAGAAGGTAACGCAACTGACAAGGAAGGGTTGAAGAAGTTCAACGAGTGGTACGCGAAGAATGGCGGGAAGTGAAGATCCGCAGGATCTTGACGCCCTTCTAAAGCAGGCCAACGCGCTTGCTGGCAGCGGCACGGACAACCTTGACGACCTGCTGAAGCAGGCGGATCAGCTTCAAGGTGGCGACGACCTTGACTCCCTGTTGCAGCAGGCGGATCAGCTCGCTGCTGAGTCGCCGCAAGCCGAGCCGACCCGCACTGTTCTTGATAACAGCCCTGCCCGCTCGTTGTTTGAGGTATTCAACCAGTCACTACTTCAGACTCCGCAGGGTAGTGGGCGAGTTACCGACGTTGCCGTAAACACGGACCAGCCCGTCTCCGAGCAGGAGATGTGGAAGCAGCGTTCCCCGGCTGGCTATCGCGGCGACTTTCTATGGGATCGCTTCCGGCTCACCTTCCCCAACACCTTCTTTGGGCGCACGCCGAACGCAGCCGACTTCGATCGGGCAGCGAACGAGTTTGCCGATTTCAAGCCGATCTGGGACAAGCTGCGCGCCCGCCAGAAGATGGGCGTTGAGTACCAGATGGCGCTGCACGGCGATAAGCCGAACTGGAACCAGATCCAGCAGCAAGCCATCGAGTCGATGGTGGGCGACCTTCAGGCCAGCGGGCAGGTTGCACCAAATAAGAGCCCGGCGAGAGCGAGCCAGCCCTTCGAGCCCATCACGCCGCCGGATGCCAACCAGAAATTGCTAAAGTACGTCAGCGGCAAGCCGGCCAAGGAATCGATCAAGGATCAGGCGATCCCGCTGCCGGAGTCGCCGTTTGACCAGCAGTTGAACGACATCCGCAAGGCGGTCTACGACGGCATCCCTGGCGTCACGCGCCCGCCGTTGACCGACGAGGAGATCACGCAGCAGGCGGTCGCAGAGATCGTGGGCGTGGCCGCGCAGCAACAGGAGGCGTTGCCGACCATCCCGAAGTACGCGGCCAAGGGGCTTGGCTCTGGTATCCGCATGGGCGCCGAGATTGCGCCGGTCGGTAAGGCAGCTCGCGCAATGGGAGCGGTTGGCAAGGTGGTAGCTCCGCTGCTGGAAGGTGCCGCTGCCAGCGCGGCCGATCAGGGCCTGCGCATTGCCACGGGAGCGCAGCAGGACTTCTCGGTGGGCGACGTGGTGGAGCAGGCGGCGCTGATGGGGCTTGGTGCCAAGGCTGGCCGCTCGCTGGCCACGCGCTTCCCCGAGTCGGCCAAGCTGATGTCCACGGTCGGCACGCTCGGTACGGTCGAAGTGGCGAACAAGACGCTTCAGACCGCGCGCACGCATAGGTATCCGCTGGAAGGAAGCAAAGACCCGCTCGGGGACATGCTTGGCGGGATCATTGAGACGGCGGTGTCGATCGGTGTGGCCGGCAAGATGGGCGGCGCCGAGTCGGGTAAGCCCGAGGATCAGGCCGGGCTGGCCAAGGAAGCGCAAGTCCGCAAGCTGCGTAACTTCATTGACTCGGCCAAGACCGAAGAGGCGCTGACCGAGACGCTGCGCGCCAAGTTCGGGATGAACCCGGACAAGGTGAAGATTGACTCCATCGAGCGTGAGTCGATCAAGCAGACGCTGGATGCGACGGTCCAGTCGATCATGGCGCAGCGCGAGTACGACGCGGCGCTGACGGACGCGGTGGGCGAGAAGCCGACGACGTTCGCCAGCGACTCGGCCAAGGCGGCGTTGCACCTCGACGTGCTGCGCCAGCTTGAGGCGAGCGATAAGCCGGTGGAGGATCGCCCGTTCATCGTCTCTGGCTTCAAGCCCGAGGTGGTGGACGGGCTGGTGGATCGGCTGAAGAAGTTCGGCGAGGCCGGGCTGAAGATCGGCCAGATCCAGATGGAGCGCGACGTAATCCCCGAGGTTCGCCTGCGCCCGGTGGGTGGGCCGGCGGATGGCTCGCAGGACATCTCGATCAAGAAGTCCGAGATTGACTCGGGCGACGCGATGGTGCCGGAGACGGCTGACCAGCCCGCGCAGCCGGTTGAACGCGGCGCGGTGCCGGATGGGTGGGAGTTGGTCGGCGGGTACGACTACCACGCCAAGCGCGGCTTCTACTATCCGCAGATGTCGCCCCCGACCGATCTTGCCGGCCAGCCTTCTTCGTGGACGGGACCGGCCAAGCGGGCGCCCGGCAATCGAACGCTGGCGCAGCAGCACACGCGGATGCGCGAGAACGAGTTTGAGAAGGCGCTGCAAGAGCGGGCGCTGGACATCTCGACCAACTCGGCGGCCAAGGTCTTTGAGGATCAGGCTGGGCTGGTACGCGACAAGACCTTCCTCGATCTTGCTCGCCAGGAGGGGCTGATCCTTCGTGGCGACGAGAAGGACAACGCAGCCAACATCGAGCAGGCGCAGCTCGACATGGACGCGCTGAAGCAGCGCAACGCAGCGCTGGAAGAGGCGATCAAGCAGAAGGTCGGCAACCCGCTGGAACAGCAGCAGAACGTGGACGAGCTGCTGGCGAACAAGCGGCAGATGGCCGTGCTGAAGCAGATCATCAAGGGCGACTTCTACAAGCAGGCGGTGGGCAAGAAGCGCAACCCCGATGGCTCGACGGAGTGGGGTGACTACGAAGGGATGTGGATGCATCCCGAGGTGATGTACCGCGCGCGGCGCACGATGGAAGGCCGGACGCCGTGGGGGCATCTGCTCAACGTCGTCAACTCGTCGATCAAGGGCAACCTCGTCGGCTCGAACCTGCGGACGTTCTTGCAGGACGCGACGGGCAACTACATCGCCTACGAAGCGGCGGGCGTGGATACGGCAAGCCGGCTTGGGCAGGCCGAGAAGATCGAGAACTGGGAAAGCCAGCCGAAGGCGACGCGCAAGGGCGACCCGCGCGATCAGATCGACGTGACCTTCGACGTGCTGGCCAAGCGGTCGGCGCTCGGTGGACCCACGGATATCACGGCGCGCGACCTGCAAGAGATGACGCGCATCGAGCGCGACCTTGCTGACGCAAAGGAGCGTGGCGACCCGACGACGGTGCTGCGCCTTGCGCGTGCGCTGGAGGACATCAAGGCGACGGGCAAGGCCATCAACGAGAAGGCTGGCGTGACGCTTCCTGACGCTCTGGGCGGGGCGCGGATCGGACTTGGCACGCCGCTGGAGATCCTTGCCCAACTGAAGCGCCCGGCCAACTGGTTGGGCAATAAGCGCATCCACCTCGTCGATCGGGCGCAGGCGCGGGCCGCGTTCCGCACGCTGGTGGAGGACGGCATTGACGGCAGCGGGCCGCTCGATCCCGTGGACGCCTTCAACTACATCCGCCGCATCTCGGACTACGGGACGCTGCCCGGCTTCATCAACCGCATTGCCGGCGCCTTCTCCATGATCCGCTACCCCTCGAAGGTGGTGCAGTCGTTCGGTGCGGTGATGGCGCGTAGGCCGAGCATCTTCGGCGAGCCGGTGCCGACGCCGTTCGACGCCGTGATTGAGGCGCACCCCGGCAGCACACCGGCGCAGCGGGCGCTGATTGCCCGTGGCCTGACGCGCATGGCGACGACGGCCATGAAGTACGCCATCCCGATCGCGGGGCTGTCGCAGGCGGCTGGCCAGATGGTGGGCGTGACGCCGAACCAGATGGACCGATACCTCGACGAGAAGCTGAAGTGGATGTCGCCGCAGGCGCGGTGGCTGACCAAGAAGTTCGCCATCCCCTACAACAAGCGCGCGGACGGCACCATCGACTACATCGACGCGGCAAGCTGGTTCCCGCCGGTCGTGGCGATGCGCTACTTCTGGATCAACGCCAGCTCGGACACGCAGCCGTGGTTCGTGCAGGCGCTTCAGCAGCTTGCGCAGAAGAACGTTGTGGCGGGTCCGCTGACCAACGTGGCGATGCGCGAGGACTTCTCCGGTAAAAATGTTTCTGCGGAAGAGCAGTTTAAGCCGTTCATTCAGGCGCTCACCCCGGCGATGGTGGCGCAGCCGATGGAAGCCTACTTCCAGATGACGAACACGCCGGAGGACGAGCGCAACGTCCTGCGCGCGGTGCTGCGTACCAGCCTTGGCGTCCCGCTGGAGATGGCGCGCGACCCGGACACGCTGGAAAAGATCCTGCTGCCGTCCATCCTTGAATACTTCCATCAGGGCGTGATCGGGCGCGAAGTCCGTGATGACGGTACGGGCGGCTACTACGTTCGCTCCGAGTTCCGTGACAGCCTTGAAGGTCAGGACGCTGCCAAGCGGCTGGCCGACTACTCCAAGCTCTACAACGCCAACCCCACGGTCGCCGTCCGCAAGCTCGACGAGCGGCTGAAGAACCTAGGGAAGTAGCCATGCCGCTCGCCGAAACCTCTGCCATTGACCCTTCCTTCTGGGCGAACCTTGCCAGCAAGGAAGGGCTGTCGCTGACCATCCTCGCCTTCATCGTCTTCGCCTTCACCGGGTTCATGTGGGTGGTGGTGCGGCCGGTGGTGGTGAAGGGCGGCAACACCTTCATCTCGTTCCTGAAGTCCCTGACGCATAAGCTCGACCGCATCGAGGACAACACGGACGAGATCAAGGACAAGGTGAACAGCATCCACCGCAAGGTCGTCGGGGGCTAAGGATGACGAAATGGAAGATGTTGCGGGAGGGGGTGGCCGTCGGGGCCATCACCGGACTCGTTGCCGTGCCCATTTTTCTTTGCGTTGAAATCGCGACAACTCCACACGACCCTAGAGTTGACCAACTCCTTGCGGATTATCAGCGTTATTTGGAACGACGGGACCAGTACCCGGTACGAGATCAAAAACTTCGGGACTACCTCTTTGAATGGAGAATGGTTGACCTTGGGGTTATCGAGAAGGACGGGAGAAAGTGATTTCAAGACCATCAGGATTCGTATCGCGGCGATCCGCGAATATGGAGACTAGGATGCCGGGAACAACGACGACGACGTACACGGTGACGTGGGCCGATGGCACCACGAACGTTTACGTTTCGACGGGGACGTGCGTGGAAACTTCCGACTCTGGCGGGACGGTTCAATGGGTGTTCATGCCAAACGCCACGAAGGACGGTGAAGATCCCAAGAACCGGAACATCCACCTTGGGATTGCGCGGGAGTGGAGCAAGACCGTCGTGACGACCTGAGCGAGCGATAAGCGGAGAACGCCGGGAGGTGGGGGCCGCCCTGCCTCCCGGCTTCGTTGTCTTAGGTCAGGTCACGGGTGGATTCATCGCCTTCTCGCAGAACAACTTTGCATCGTCGTAGTGAAGGCACTCACGAAGATTCGGGCACGGATCGTTTCCGGCGATAGGAGCGATCTTCCCGTTGCAGAAGTCGTTGCCAGCCGTCGCGTCATAAAGGATTCCAAGCGTGGGCGGACCATACTTGCTTAGGTGGATGACCTTATCCCCGTTCTTGGCCTCTCGACCGTTTGCGTAATGCATCTCTGCGTCTCCTTATCAAGTGGTTGTGCCTGTGTGGCTTTTAGTACCTTACTCTCCCCGCCGCGCTTCTTTCCTGCGCAGCGCCGCGATGCGGCACTCCAGCGACTTCTTACTCGGATTGTCGCCAAGCCCGTCCTCGGCGTTGTACCACGAGATGGTTCCGGGCTGATGCAAATGAGTCTCTAGCTGCTCCGTCGCAAGGTTCATGGTCAAGTAGCGGCCAGCCTTGATCGCCACCGTCTCTCGACACTGGAAGCAGCAGCCGAGCGTCAGCGCCGGCACGCGCTCGCCATTCACGATGTCGGCAAGGCGCGGCGGCTGGACGGCCTTCAGCGGACGCTGCTTGATCGCGTTGCTCACACGACTACTCCGAGACGGGAGAGCACCCTTCCTGCCCATATATCGAGGTTGTCACGATACTCTCGAATGTAGATCGACTTTAGCTCACCAACCAAATGTTCGCACACGTATTTGATGAGGTCGGCGGCGGCGCGATCATTGGTTGCGGCAGAGTGATTCCCGTGAGATTGCCATCCCTCCGCGTTATCGCGAAGGCGCTTCTCCATCTCCTCCAGCGTCGGTCGCTTCAGCTTCTTGGCCGCGATCTTCTCGCGGAGAGCAGTAGCCGCAGCGTCAAGGAATCCGGGGCGCCATTCTTCCACCGGACCACGCTTGCAAGAAGCGATCATTTCTTCGCACGCCTTCAGCGCCTCTTCGTCCGTCATGTACATGTCGTCCTCCTAAAGCCGACCTCGCGCACCCCACCACGAAGCGCGCGAAGCCGGGCCTTCTCTCCACGGCCACCGTTGCCGACCAGGGGAACCAACCGGGCGGCGGCGCGTATCAAGTTGCTCCAAACCCCGCCATCTTCTGCCGGATCTCTGCCCGCAGCTCGTCGATCGTCTTGGCCTTGTGCGCCTGCGCGAAGTAGTCGAACGCCCAATGGATCGCCGCCGCGATGGCGTTGCCCGAGGCGGGCAGCGGCCCACCGTTAAGCGTGCGGCGATACTCCAGCGCCTTCTCCCGGCACTTGTCGGCAGGCCAGCCGAGCGCGCGTTGCGCACGCCACTCCTCGCTGCACGGCTCCTGATTCTGCTGGCGAACGTAGACGCCGATGAGCCGGTGGCGGGGCTGGTCGATGCCGGTCACGTCGAATCCGGAGTCCATTACAGGAACTCAACTTCGTTGGCGGGCGGGGCCGGCGGGGGCGGGACCACCTGCGCAGCCGCCGCAGCCACGGTGGCGCTTATTTCAGCCTCCTTCGCGGCGATCTCGGCCGAAGTGGGGCCAGCGGCCACCGGCGACTGGCGCGCGTCTCGGAGGCAGCCAAGGCCCTTCTCGACCTGCTCCCCGCT